GGGTCAATTGTTGACTCATTCTTAAATGCGATGATAGCAGAACCGAATATTATTGGAAATGTTAGATTCTGTTGATTGTTTTGCCTCTTTTTTTTCAAACGTCTTGATAGTGATGTCATCTTTCGAACAATGTGCAATATAGTGGCAAAAAATGACTAATTCGCGTTCACTTTTTTTAATATTGAAAAAATTGTTTTGTTCAAAATTGAACCATTGTATCATTCTTGTTTGATGGATAAACAATAAACTTGTTGTGATATAGTAGCAAAATAAGTCACCCTCGTCTTTGTATTTTTCTTGCGACAATTGTAATTGATTTTTTTCATGATTTTTTTCGGGATTAATTTCTTGTTCTTTGTGTAATATATCTTGGTATTTCAATCCAAAATGTCCCAATATTTTATGTGCCTGCGAAACTGAAAACACTTGCTCTTTATGAGTCATCTTTCTGAATTCTTTCTTGAATGAATCCAACTCTTTGACATTTTTGTCGAAATACAGAAACACCGCTACGTTAAACAATCTTGCGCAGAACTCTACGATAGAATTTCCAATGAGAAATGGGTCATCAACGCGAAAACTGTTCGACAATATATTCCTGAAGTTTATTTTGTCATCCTCCAAATCTATCGTGAATGCAAAAAAAAGCTCTTGAATCAGAGATTTGAACCATTCTTCTTTACGATAAATGCAAATGTAAATATTATCGCTGAAAATAGAGTATCCGCTCTTCGCGTGCTGTTTTTTGATTGGTGTTCCCGGAACTAATGGTAATGTTTTTTCGAGTCCAGTGAGATACAAATCTATTTTTAGAGATACTTTGTCTTTGAAGCCCTTTTTATCGTATAGACAACAAACAATCGCCATTTTTATCATATAAATATGATTGGAAAGGTCTTCGTAGTTTTTTGTATAGATATTGATATTAAATATAATATTCTTGTACTCAAAACATATTTTTTTAATATAATTGGTAAAAAAATTAATGTAGTTCGCGGTATCCGCGTCGATAGATGAATTTTTCCTGCACGATTTGTATTCAGTATTGTAATCCTTGGTTTCCTCATAGTAATTTTCCAATAAATTAATGTTCTTCTGGGAAATACAAATTTTGTCAAATAATTGCTGTGCTAACACGTTTAACTCGTCGTCGTTTGTTTTGGACGGCATGGTCAAGCAAAAATAATATATTATTATAATAGTGGCTTTGTTTATATTTAGTTAATTATTTTTTATTATAATAATATTTGCTCCCGAATTGGAAATGTTTATTTTGATGATTATTTCAATTTGGGTAGGGGGGTCGTGTTCAAGGTTATTTTTTTATTGGTCGGAATATCATCACCTGACTCACGTCCTTTAGTCTCTTCTTGCGGACTTTGAGGTTCTTCTGGCTCTTCTTCGTAGTCTTCTTCTGGTTCTTCAGGTTCTTCTTCAGGTTCTTCTTCGGGTTTTTCTGGTTCTTCGTCCTCTTCTTCGGATCCTTCTTCGGGTTTTTCAGGTTCTTCTTTATTGTCTTGTATTTTTGCCGCAGCCGATTTCAAATATGCAAAACGCGTTGGATGTTCCACCTCTTGTAAATTTTCATTAAGTTTTTCTTCAATGAGTTTGAGAATTTTGTCATTGGCTAAATCATCAAATGAATTGAATAGTTTGTCATTGTATTGTAGCATGTTCAAATGCGTCTCTTCGTCTTCATTAGTTGTTTTGTGAATAAACATTACATCTTTTGGATCAAAACTGTTATAAATATCAAGTTTATTCATTTTTTCATAGTTCGCATTTTCTTTATGTTTCAAAAAATGAAAGTCAAAATCTTCGTTTTCAATTATAATTATCTTTATGTTTGCCATGAACTCAAACATGATAAGATTATACACATCAAGAGCTACATCAGACTTCATCAGATTCTCATGAAGAAAATTTTCATTTGGAATAAAGGTCGTTTTCCCATCTTCCTTGCTTTTTTTGAAGCTGATTCTCAGATTCTTTTTGATGTTTTCTTTATCCGCCTTTTCATTTGCCAACGAATACAGAAAAGATATGTATCTGTCGTACTTGTCTAAAACCCTTGGGGTCTTCTCAGGTTTATTTTTTTCAACGCGGGCTTGTAGTTGTTTGAGAAGCATTTTCTGTTGTTGAACATCTTCTTCAAATTCTGCGTCTATTCCTTTCAAAAGAATAACCGTTTTATTTGGAACAGTATCTTCTTTTTTGTACATGTATGGTTGTAATTTTTCAGTATCTTCATAATACTCGTCGAATAATATGAGTTGCTCTTTTTCAAAATCAAACACACGATGATTCAATGATGCCATTATATTTGTGGCGTCTTCTATTTCATAAATACCCAACTTACGAATTACCTTTTTCCCATATAAAAGGTAACATACGAAGTACCCCAAATTGTCGTCTTCTTTTTTCAACTTGCCCATTGCGATTGAATATGGTTTACCAAAAATCTCAATGTGGTGTATATCACTTTCTGTCATTTCGTCTTCTTCCTCTAGCAACATATCGTCAAATATATATTCGACATCATCGTGGATTCTTGATACAATTTGACTCATATAATATATCTAATTATAAAATATTAAATCAATATCAATCAATTTTAATTATAAACACGTTCAGATATATCTAACAGTTTGAAATATATTTTTTTGTTTTTTCCACGTCCTTGTGATTCCACGAGGCGTTTATGGTTAGATATAAAATCATCCCATTTTTTATCCTTGAAAAATGTGTTCCCCCCATCTTTGAAGATGAGCGCAATATTTGCAACATATATTTCATTCAAGAGTAAATTATCAATATTGTCAATCTCGGACAAACAATAATTCTGGAATGTGATAGCCAACTCCAATATAAAGTCGCTTTTCAAAATATCCTGCTTTGAACACTGAATTAGAAAGCTTGTAAAATTCCCCACACTTTCAACCTTCTTCACGTAGTCGCAATATTTGTCATAGTCTTCATTCGGGGACACATGAATAATATTTTTAATATCTTTCACGTGTCCTGATATTTGATTTTCAAAAACATTTACAAATTCATCCGTTATTTCAATAAACTGCTTGAAGAGTTTGGCATACAAATGACAAAAAAATGAATTATTTAAAATTACTCTGAAAAATGTGGCACATACCTTTTCTTTGTCTGAAATATTTTGTGAAATAAGGGAAAATATTTCATCACTCAGTTTATCGTAATTTTTCTCGGTAATTTTATTAAAATGTTTGAATAAGATTGCGATCACTTCTTCTTGTCTGCCAAGTGTAGTCGCTTTAATAGGCGGCTCTTTTGAGATTTCCTTTCTTATGTTAAGTTTTTTTTTGACTTGTTCAAAATGTTTTTGCGAATATTCTGGCAATTTACATTCGGTTTTGTCCATTTCCATAGATTTTTGTATAAAGAATTCATATTGTAATATTTGCGAAGCCATGAAATATACATCATTATTATATAGAAATTTTTATATCAAAATAAGTTAAAGTATTCAAAAATAAATGCGCGCTTAAATTAATAATGGACCAAAATTACATAGACTATTTACAAAAATATGAGTTCAAACATCCGATTGAATATAGCAAGCACAGAACATTAACAAACGTTGTTCAAGAAGATTTGGAGATCAATCCAGACGCGAGCAATAATATACTGAATCATATTTATAATCAAAGTGCGGAGAAGAAAAGTAAATGCAATTTATTGTTAGGTAAATGGTCGTCTCTGTATACGTTAGATGAAAAATACTTGAAAGATTCTCAAAAAGTTCTGAAAAAATACAAATACCACGAAAATACTATGGATGATTTTATAGAAGAATATGTTGATTTTAAAAGACAACAGAATTTTTTATCAAAATATCAATATGTCCAGTTTCGCCGTTTTCAATATTTGAATACAATTGTACCCTTTCTCCAGGTATTAGCACTATACAATTTCTGCAGCCCACTATTTTCATTACTAGCTCCAATTTTAGGTATGATTATTCCATATTTTGTCCTTTATATAAAAGGATTAAAGTTGGGATTTTCGCAGTATTTAAATATTGTCAAAAAAATAATAACAAATCAATATATCATTAAGGGTGTATTGAATTTCACCAAAAACTCTCTCCAGAGCAACTTGTATCTGGTAACTAGTATATTTTTCTATTTCATGTCCGTTTATAATAATATCATTTCTTGCTTTCAGTTTTACAAGAACACCGAATTCATGATTCGTTTTACCAAGAAATATCAGCACTTTTTGAATGAAGGTGAAGAGTTAATAGATACAATATATCAGAGCACTGGGAAAAGGAAGACGTTTCGCCATTTTAATGATGCCATGATAAATCACAAGGCAAACATTGCGAAAATGAAGATTCAATTGAACAACATTTGCGAATGTAAAGACAAAATGAGTAAATATGGTAAGATTGGATTTTTGTTAAAATGTAATTTTGATATATATCACGATTCTCAATACGACGAGACTGTTGGTTTTCTAATGTATCTAAATAACTATAATCACGACATGTACAATGCGTCTAGTTTGTTGAAAGAGAATCGTTTGAATGTTTGTAAATTCAAAAAAGATACGAAACCAATCATAAAGGGGGGGTATTACATTCCTCACATTGCCGAGTCAAATATTTCAAATGATATTGGTTTGAGAAAGAATTTGATTATTACTGGACCTAATGCATCTGGAAAAACAACCCTAATTAAATCTACCATTTTAAATCTATTTTTATCTCAAAGCTTGGGATGTGGTTGTTACTCTCGCTGTCAAATGCCGTTGTATGATTATTACCATTCTTATTTGAATATACCGGACACCTCAAACCGCGACAGTCTGTTTCAGGCAGAGGCAAGAAGGTGTAAGGAAATTATTTTATTTATTGAGAAAAATAAGAATAAAAAACATTTTTGTATTTTTGATGAAATTTATAGCGGGACAAATCCGAGCGATGCTGTTTTATGTGCTACAATATATTTGAAAGGGTTGAATAATTACAAGACAAATGTAGACTATGTTTTGACCACACACTATATCAATCTATGTGAAAACTTTGAAGAAAACGAAAATGTAACAAATAAAAAAATGATGGTGAACCAAAACAAAGATGGTAAACTGGAGTATTGTTATAAATTAGTAAATGGTATATCTAAAATCAACGGTGGATATCAGATTTTAGAACAATTAGAATATCCGGAAGATTTATTGAAATAATATTTCGTTCAAAAATACATATAAATATAAATCAAAATTATAAAATAAAAGAACAATGTTATCAAATCTACTTGATATAACTGGTTTCTTTGTAAGCGTTTTGATCAATTTACTATTAATTGCACTCATTTGTTATTATTTCAAACGTAAGATTGACAATCTTGAATACTCTCAATCAGAACAAGCTAAAACGTTATATACGTTGATATCGCAACAAAACAATATGATGGCTGTAAATAATGAAAGCAACTCTATTGTAATGGGGGCAAACAATATAATGAGCGGATTAGATTTAACGCAGTTGAATCAAAATAGTAGCGACGAAAACGATGATGATAATAACGATAATAATGATAATAATGATTCTGATACAACAAATGAAGAAAGTGGTTCGGAATGCGACGATGAATCGATATTAGAAGAAGAGTCAGAAACCGACGAACAAACGATTTCAGGCATGATTAATATGGTTCCTGTAGAAGAAGACTCTAAACAAATAGAGTACAGCAAACAATACGAAGGTGTTCAGGAAGGAGATATTGAACAATCTGAAAACATTTTTATGGGGCATCAAGAAACTTCAGAACAACCAGAAAGTGTAGAAGAACCGGAAATCGTGGAAGAATCAGAAAGTGTAGAAAACCAGATTGCCGAAGAACAACAAGTTGAAACAAATATTGATTCTACAGATGAAAATTATGAAAAAATGACTGTAAAAGAGTTAAAAAATGTTCTGGCTGGAAAGGGCGTTCATGCCAAAAGTTCAATGAACAAAAGTGACATTATCAGTATTTTGAAGGGTGCCTCAAACATTGCGTTAGAATTAGAAGACGGAGATGTACAATAAATAAAAATATAGTGAATCATTATAGACATGGAATCCAAAACTCTACCAACAAATCAAGACTATCGCAAACTTATGACGAAAACTGCGTTTGAAGTTATGAAAAGTAATCAACGTGCATATAGTAAGCAGAGCAATCTTTATGTCCCAAATACTCTTCAAGTAAATGATACGAAAGTTACAATAAAAAAGTAAAAAATATATTTGATAAAATATTCATATAATAAATATTATTATTTAATAACTATTTAGTTTTATAAAATAATAATAATGTTGTTTTTGTCGATTGATGTCGGAATACGAAACTTAGCGTATCTTGTAATTTCTATAGAAGAGGGGGATGGCAAATCTTCCATCATTGATTGGAATATCATGGAACTATGTGAAAAAGATGAAAACGCGTGTAAGGTTGATAATGTTAAGATTGGAATACGGATGAATGAAGCCATGACGAAATTGTTGGAGAAATTTGTCTTTGACAAAATCATTATAGAGAATCAAATTGGTCAAAACGCCATCAAGATGAAATCAATTCAGAGCTTATTAATTATGTTTTTTGTAACTAAAAACTACAAACACGAACAAATTATAAATTACAACGCGGTTAACAAATTGAAACACTTTTTGGGTAAGAAGAAGACGACATATGCCGAGCGAAAGAAACTGAGTAAGGTAATTGCTGATAAAATATGCAGCAAGCAATATCCGGAATGGTTGATTTTCTTTCAAAAGAGTAAGAAAAAGGACGACTTGTCGGATTGCCTTTTACAGGTCCTGGATTATTCCATCAAAAACAGTCATCTGTCAACTTCAGTATATGAAGGTATAGATGAAGAAACAAAAGAATAAATGAAATTAGTTAAAGTTTAAAGATTAATATAAAAATATTAAATAAAATGAATAGTGATGACAAGACAGTTTCGTTGGATATCCAGGAGATCAATCTGGATGCTCTGTCAAATACGCCACGAGATTCATATAGCATAGACAAAAGTATTGACAACAATATTAGACCGGTAAGCTCTAGTCTCGGGGACGGTATAGAATTGCTCATGAACGAAAAAGTTAAAAACTCGCAAAATGGTGGTGGCGACTCAAGTAATAAATCAATGGAACAAGAACTGAACGATTTGAACGAATTGAATGCCATAAGCATTGAACCCGAATTTTCAACAAACTCTACTGGCGGTGATTATAAGGCAAAGAATAGTTTTTTAAACAAACCTGCGGTTGAAATAGCAAAGGGGACGTCCAAGATGGATGAAAATATGGACTCGTGGGACGGTTTCAAAGATATCAATCAGATCAACATAGAGACCTCAAATGAAAAGTCTACAAAGTTAACCGAACAAGAACTACTGCGCGGAAAATTTGAATTGTTGCGAAAATTAGAGGCATTAGAAGAAAAAGGTGCAAATTTAAGCAAGAAATATTCTATGGACAATGATTTGGACGAGATGAAAGGAGAATACGAGTTCTTGATAAACGAAAAAGAAAAATCAAATTCTATGAAATTCCAAGGTAAAGTTCTTACCACGATGATCACGGGTCTTGAGTTTTTAAATAGCAAATTTGATCCATTTGATATTAAATTGGATGGGTGGTCAGAGCAAATCAATGAAAATGTTGATGATTATGATGAGATATTTGCGGAATTACATGAAAAGTATAAATCAAAGGCAAAAATGGCGCCTGAAATCAAACTATTATTTCAATTAGCGTCTTCTGGCATTATGATCCATATGACCAATACAATGTTTAAATCGGCTTTGCCTGGCATGGATGATATTATGCGTCAAAATCCGGATTTGATGAGTCAGTTTACAAAGGCTGCAATGAGTTCGATGGAAGATAATCAACCCGGTCTAAGTAACTTTATGAATGATTTTGGTAGTCAAAATAGTCAAAACATGGCTACTCCGTCGCCGCAACAACAACCAAGAGATTCCCGCCCACGAATGCGACAAGAAATGAAAGGTCCTGAAACAGCAAATATTGACAACATATTGTCAAATTTAAACAAAGATAAAAATAAAAACATCAATGTTGATAACAATAGTACAATTTCTATGGATGAAATAAATTCATTATCTTCCGAAAATAAGCGTGGAAGGGGGAGAAGAAACTCTGACAAAAATACTATATCTCTGGCAATATAATTAAATAGTATAGACTATATTAGTATATGTGAATAACTACAACTAAGATGAATGTGAAAATGAGATTTCATATAGAGAATTTACCTAACGAATTACATAATAAAATTTGTTCATATTTATATTTTTCTAATAACATAAGTGGCAAAATAAAACAAGTCAATGAGTCAATCAAAAACTATAGGAGCATTCATCTCGCAAGTTTGTCTTGTGACCACGAGACCGATTTAGAGTTGGTGAGTTATTTCATATTGAAATTCTTTTTATACGACAAAAATAGGAGTGACAAATTGCAACTTGATTATAATATGCTTTCAAACTCTCGTAAATTACAACATGACGAATTGGAGCGTATATTCACTCGCCTTCGGTTGGTAGACATACTAAGGATATTGAAATACATACAACAAAACGGCATTTCATCGGAGTTCTATAATGATTAGTTTTTTATTTAGATAAACCCTAATATTTTCATACCAACCTTATGTGTCGCGTTTTTAATAAGTTCATCGACTTTTTTTTTTACACGTTTTTTCCGCGTTGAACAGTTGCCTTTTGTAGGTTTCATCGATTCTAAAAAATTTGTATTATTATTATTATTATCTAATAATCCGTCCTTGTCGTCTTTCTCTAAATATATCTGAACTACTGCTTTATCCGCGTCATGTTTTAAAAATTTGTCTATATCTTGAGCGCCGGCATTGTTTGCTAATTGGGTGCGAATTGTATCGTTTGACTGGTCTGACGACGAGATAAGTATTTGGGTTTTGTCATCATTGAAGCGTTTTATTCGGTAAGTGTTGTAAGTAGTACCATCTTTTTTACTAGAGTCACTATTTGTCACATTTTTCACATTTTTGTAAAATATAGATCCTTTTTTGAATAATTCTTTCAATAACGATTCGATCGTTTCTTTCTTAATACGGGTTTGTTCTTCAGGTGAGGGGTCGTCATTGTAAAAATTTGTCAATATATTCTTTTTAAATTTGCGATCGTTAGCACAAAACATAAAGTAATTATTTAAGGATCTTTTATTTGTAAATGTATCAAAAAAATCTCTTCTGAGATCGCCTTTGGTTTTTTTACGAGATTCTACATTGGTTGAAGTCCGAGGGTTAACTTGTGCGAGATATTTTTTGAAACTCTCCATTGTGAACTTGAAATTTTCAAAGTAGTAGATATTCTTTCGGTTCAGGTCGCGTAAAAAATTACTAATTTGAAGCTCCTTGTATACGTCCTTTCTGGGTTGGTCCTGAACAACTCCTTTCATTACACTTTCATAAGCATTTCGTTTTTTCTTGTAGATGGTTGCATTTTTTAGAAATTCTAAAGAAGTTACCCTCAAATACATTTCGTCGTTTTCTTCGCCATTTTTTGTAGAAAATGGCAAAGAACTGTTGTCGGAATTACCTGTTGGATTTATTTTCCAGTATATTTTAGATAACTCTTTACCTTTTTTGTACTGTTCTATTTTACCTTTTTCGCCAACATCAATTGTAAAATCAAAATGAGACTCTTCTATACTTTTCCGGGTGAATATATAGTTGTCTTGTAGTCTTATATCAAAATCATCCGGACTGGTTTTGACTTTGGTTTTGAACATTATTTTCAATTTATGAACTCCTTCAATGTCTATGACTTCGCTAAGTTTGAATTCCGATAGAATTTCTCCGGACAATACTTCCTGAACAAGAAATGTCAAAAATTTATCTGTACCATCGACCATTTCATCAATTTGTTTTTTTGTTTTTTTTAAAACAATAGGTTGATGTACTTTTTCGGTTTCTACAAACTTTTGTTTTCCTTCTTGGATATTCTCTCTGAGTTTTAGCAATTCCTTGAACAAATGTTTGTTTAAATATTCAATATTTTTCGCTGATATTTTTTTTTCGTAAAACTTTAATGAAATCTTACTATCTGGTTCACAGAAGAAGCTTATATTTTTGAAGATTTCCTGGTCTGGACCACCATCCATTTTTTTTAGAAAGTCCTCCTTCAAATAATCTTGAAGTTTGACAAGTTCTTTTTTAATTTTTTTCACATATTCATCTTCACTGATCTTTGCATTCGGGTTTGGAAGAAGACATGGGAGGTAATAGATATTATCAGGTGATCCCCGTTCTAGAGATTCGTAAAATGATGTGTAAAATGATATGTACAATTCATGATTACGCAAAAGTTTGCTATCTTTTTGATTGAACAGTTCAATACTCGCTTCGTATATATTTTTATCATCATCGAAGAAAACAGGTATAACGAAAAGAGTATTTTTGTTGCGTTTGCGTTCTTCGGCGAGTTCCGCCCCCTCCACAGTGGGGGGGTTGACATCGGGTTTTATAAAATAATTAATTAATGTTTCACTACTTTTTAGGTTATTATTTCTAAAAAAACTTTTAATCTCGTCGCTCGACGTAAGCTCGCACTGAGTGTCGTAATTGTCGTCAAATAACTCTTTGTAATATTTTTTTTTTTTCTCCGATTTAACATCTGATTTTAAAAGTTCATCTATTTTTGAGTTCATCAACAGATCGTAAAAAACACAATGATTTTTAACAATCTTTATATCTCGATTTGACTGCAATTTCAAATCAATTTGCATTGATGGTGTTAATGGTGTAAATGATGACGTTTGTGCTAGTATTGCTGGTGTTGTTGCTGCTGCTGAAGTTTCATCCGTATTTGATTTTTTTTTTGCCGATTCGACTCCAAATCTTAAATCTTTTATTGCCGAATTATTTGGCCGGAGTTTTTGTGAAAATTGTTTTCGCCAGCGTCTGTTTGTCGGAGTATTTTTGCCGGATGAAACAGGTTTTCTCGGCATATAAACTATGAGTATAAAATTAAATAAAGTTTTCTTTATATAACCCTTTTGCTACGAACATATCCTCAACTTGACTTTTATTTTTTGTATTTTTATTTTTCCGCGCCTTTTTGAGTATGTGTATTGCGTCGTTTATCTCTTTTTGACTTATTTTCCCATCTCCATCTTCGTCCAGTTGTGAAACAATGTCTTTGTATTTGTTAGGTATTACACAGTATTTACTATTATCGTTTAATAAATAGTCCGCAAAAACAATAAATACACACGTAAGTACGAGAGCGACGACAATGTCGCGCGTCCCCATCCATAAAATCGCAAATACAAGAATCTGACGCCCCAGAGTATATTTCACATAGTCTTCTTGCGATTTGCTGAGTTCAAGAGTGATGTATTTAGATCCAATGTTCATTATCAGCATGATAATTCCCGCAAAAAATTTACTATTGTTGAGGGCATATAAATGCTCTATAAATATATTGAAATTTGTACGTGGTTTCTTTTTCTCTCGTTTCATGATTGAATTATCTTATAATATTACAATATAAAATAAGGGATAAAAGATAAAAATTTAATCTCTTATTTTATTAAGTAAATGAGTAGTCTAGCATTTTCTGCCAGCCCAATTGATTTTGAAAAAAATGAAAAACTTTCCAATAAAATTAACACTGGGGCGCAGAAGAAGCTCAGTACGGAATTTTTGAAAAAAATGACAAGTGGGCGCCCTGAAAATGAAGAAGATCTAATGGGTTCATCTCCCGATATTCAAAGTATACATAAAAATTTAGAGCAAAGTTTGAAAAGTGAAAATGAAAAGACGCTTGGCGATTTTTACGCAAGTGAACTAGAAACCGATGTGAAGCAACAAATAGATAAAGTGAAATCGTCGCAGGACCTGTATCATAATGAGAGAGTGTCTACTGATTATTTGATTAGCAATAACTTGAATATGAGCAAGGTGTCTGGCGATCCGCGCAATAAAATTATAGGCAACGAAACTCGCGATGAGCTACTGGATAAATTAAATTACATTATCAATTTGTTTGAAGACGAAAAAGAAATAAAGACAAATAAGAAGAATGACGAAATTGTGCTTTATTGTTTTTTAGGAATATTCGTGATTTATACATTGGACTCATTTGTGTCAATTGGCAAGTATAAACGTTAATGGCGTTGATGTTCATACTTTCTGAAATACAATTACTCCGCGACCAGCAACATTGCTTATTGTATCATAGTGTTTTACAATTGACAATCCACATTCTTGCGCAACATTTTTCAAGTATTCGTTCGAGTGGTAAGTAAGTTCGTGGCGATTTATTTTTTCTTCTTGATCAATCTTGATGTGTTCTGTAAAATAGAATTTTTTATCACTAATTTCCTTTATTTTGTCACTATATGTGTAGTTTATTTTTATGAATTTCCCGTTGTCTTTGTTTGTCAAATGTTGTTTCAAATTATTAATATTTTGGAATACATCAATGAATAAATACCCGCGGTTGCTAAGCCATTTTGATATGTTGTATATAGTCCCGTTTAGATTCGCCGCGTAATATATTTCACTATCGATTAATGAAATATGAGTGAACTCATGTTCATTGAATATGTAGGAATTTGTTTCGTATTTGTCAATATATTGATAATCATTGTTTTTGTAACGGTATTTACATAAATCAATGATTGACTTTGATTTAGAAATCGTTGACATTGAGATGTTGTGTTTAAGAATCTCGTTGATGTGTCCACCGTGTTTAATGCCAATACAAAGGTGATTGTTGTACACGCTGTTGGAGTAATGTAAAATAATTTTGCAGAATCTTTCATAAAATTCAGAATTATAAAATAAGTCATCTAGCAAAAATACATAGAATTCATCAAATATAGTTTCTTGGGTAGTTCCTTTTTTTACTTTGTTTTCAAACGATTCGCATTCTTTTTGTACAAAGTTCAAGTAAATATAGATGATACCTAATACCAACAATAATATGGAAAAATTCATATAAAATATATATTTATTTTATATTTTTTCGGTTAACTATTTACATTATAATATGTGTTATTAAATATGACGCATGAAGTGGTAATACAAGATACACGAGACAAGTTTAAAATAACAAGTTTTTCTAACTTGAAAAAAACCGAATTGAGCAAAAAGTTGCAGAATTCGATATATTACAATAAGCGGGAAGAGGCATTTTTTTGGACGTGCGAAATGCTGTGTTCTAATATGTTATTGGAAATATGGGATACATTTTTTATTCTTATGAGCAAGTATATACACATTCATAATCCAAAATTACCACTTTACATAGAAAAAAAGTATTCTGAATTTCGAGATATCATCGGTCAAGACGATACAATACAAAATGTGCGAAACAACAAAAAAATCCGTATCATATTCTGTTCTATCGCTACAGTTTTGTCATGTTCAGATAAGTTGACTATTTTAGACCATTTGCAGAATAAATTTTTATTCAAAATAGAATCTTTATATGAGAATTTAAAGGCACCAAATACATCATTCGTTGATTTAGTATACAAGCCTGGCGATCCTGTCGAGTATTTAATCCCATTCAACGAGTTTGTGTATCATCTTACAGTGTCAAAACAAAAAGTTGATATCATTTATTGGTTGAATTGGATCATTGAATATGATATTTTATGTAGAAAAAAGAAGAAGATAATTGGTTGTGTTTCACGAAGTTTATATGAAAATAAGAAAAAACTTTTAGAAACCAATATAATATGGATCGTGTGGGATTCTCTTTTTGCTGTTATGAAAAAAGAACGATGTTCTCAAAATTTGAAAAATATAGTAGAAAGTATATATAGTTTATTCACGGTCCGATATTGCGTGTCTACAAACAAAAAAAGAATTAGTTTAATATGTCATACAATTGAACTATTAGTGTTACATAAAGAATTAAATTATGACATTGCGATTTTGAAAAATAATGATGAAATGACGAACTTAGAAGAAAATATAAATGTTGTCATGGAGCAAATAAAAAAGCATGAAGTAAAGAGTGTGAAAAATGAAACAACTAGCAAAAATACTAAGATGGATATATATCACAATATTTATATGAATTTGTAAGGATAGATATTAACGTTTTTTGTTAGATTTTATCTCATAATTATATACGCATAATATAATTATGAAAGATACCATTCGGAATACAGTAAAGGAAGTATACAATACCAATGTCAACAATTTTGAGTCAAATGCGTCAGTTTCTTGGTCACCCTCTTTATTTGACTCGCATGTTTCTGAAACCAAAAAAGTTGTTGGCGACTACCCCAGGAACACAAATAGTGTTAATAATAATGTAAACTCGCAAATAAAAGATACAAATCATTCTTCCGCTAATTCTAACCTTCTTTTCTTTCTGTTTTTGTTTATATTGTTACTTACCGCAGGAGCTTGTTACTATTACCGAAAAGAGATCATGGCATATTTAAATAAAATATTCGGGGTGGAAAAGACTATATCCAAAGACGTTGTCCAAATAAAGGAGAACGATGAAGAGTTGAAAGAAACCAAAACCGTGACAGAGAAAAAAGACAAACTTGTAGAGAAGGATAAAATGACTATTAAAAAAGACGGAGAAATTGTTGTAGATAACAATATTGTGAAAGAAAGTAAAAAAAAAGAGCAAAAAAAAGAAGAATCAAAACCTAAAAATAATGGATTTGATAAAAGCAAATATTCGCAAAATCAGTTTGTAAGCAAGGATGATATGTATTGTTACATAGGACAAGACGACAATGTGCGACAATGCATACAAGTATTTAAGGATGACGTATGTACATCGGGCGATATTTTTAATCGCATCGACGAATGTCTCGTCCCCCAAAAGAAATGAGTAATATTACTATAACTTTTCAATAAATGTCACATTTTGATCATAGAACAATAATGAATTATCACCTTTCACCCCTGAATTTATTGCCGGTTTTACGCGTATTATATCCGATTCGCATCTGGAAGATACAACAGACGTATTTGAAAGTTTCCCCCTTCGCGATGAAGTCAACGCAGAGTAATGTGTTCTCTTGGTTATTGTACTATTTTTATTGTATTTTAAAACTTCTGCTTTTCGTCGCATTCTATATTGCTCATAAGATGTTTCGTTGAAGTTTGTCATTGGGTTTTCGGCGCGACCTATTGTATCCGGTACAACAACTTCGTCGCCGGTTTCTCTGGTTTTTAGAATACGCAAGCCCTGTAACGCAATAATAGACGCACTCGGATCCGTCAACATAGTTTCATATACTGAAGCATTCGCATCGTATTCAATTTGAGAATAATCAATATCATCAAACACAACACTTGTTGTCATTTATATTACGAATAGTAAAAAATAAAAATAAAACGTGAATATAATTTTTATTTTTATAAAAATGTGAACTAAATTAAATGACCTCTATTTTGGATGATATTATTTTTTCCGATAATTCAAAGTCTTTTTTATAATCATGAACGCACATATGGTTTTCAGGACAGCGATGTTTAATACAAAATATCTTCTCGCATTTTGTACATGTTATATTTATTACACTTTTCTTTTTGCAAATATTACACTTATTTGATTTTTTCGTCACTTGTTTTGTTTCTTTCTCCCTTTCCATCTTGAATTATGAGGATAATTGTTTTGTGGTGTTAAAAAAATATAGTCGCCGATATCAATTTTTTGTCAGTTCGCTGAGACCATGATCTGTTTTACCAGTAACAATATTGTCTCCTTCGAAAAGTTCCTTCTTGATTTCGTCCATAGACGCGTTTACGCCCAACTTCTTCTCTAGACTGTTACCCTCATCTGTTCCAACAAGTTCTCCATCTTCATTAATTGTTTGCGTTAGCTTATTTCCGTTTTTTTTAGCCTTCTCCATATTTTCTGAAATTGCCTTGAGTTTAGATTCTTTAACCCGATTATCAAATTGCAACTTCGCTTGCTCTTCATTTTGATTCTTTTCATGCATAAGTTGGTTGAGCTCATTCTCAAGATATTCGACTCTTCCGGTTTTGTATGCGTCCGGGTGAAATGGAATCCAAATTCCGACCGGACCAACATACACATCATGATTCGGATCAACCTGGCGCAACATCTTGCACCTCATTTCAGCCTCTTCTTGAGTTGGAAATACACCCCTCACCTTTAAGCCTCTCGTCGATGTCTGAAATGAGTGTTCCTTGTTAAACTGCGACTCATATTTTTCTTCATTCTTGTCCATGAAGTTTTTGTAATCATCTTGAATATTTTCATACATCGAATCTTTCTCAATTGTAGAGAACTCTTTGAGATCGTTCATGATATCTTCCGCATTTAGTTGATACTTGTAGGATATATAATTTGAAAATTTTGTCAACAATTCTGCTTGTTTGTTGAAATTATATTGATCGGCAAATTTTTCAAAAAAGTAAAGGTTCTTATCCTTTAGTATTTTCTCAGGCGAAACAAAAGACAGGCACGCAAATTTCTGTTCGGCGATTGCTCTATCTTCATCTAGCAAATCAATATGTTCTGACATTATCTATATTATAGAATAAAGTTATTTATATTTTTTTTCTATTTATATAATATAATATTATGATGTTGAACGTTCAAGAAGTTTTAAAAAGAGTTATTAAATATTTAGTAGAGGGTCTTATGGTAGCTATCGCGTGCTACGCGATTCCGAAGGCTTCGCTTAAGTTGGATGAAATTGGTTTGATTGCCCTCACCGCCGCCGCAACATTCTCGGTTCTTGACACTTACATTCCGTCGATGGGAGAGACTGCCAGAACCGGTGCCGGCTTCGGTATTGGCGCGAATCTAGTAAGATTCCCTGGCGGATTTTAAGTAAATCGTAATTGATTGATAATATAATGAATATTCGTTATATTATCATCGTCTTAAACAACATTGTACAATTCAAAGAGTAGGTATAAAATCCCATCCTAGATCTTGACAAATATTTTTCCATATTTCATCTTGCTCTATTTTCTTTTGATCTTTCAACATAGGGAAATGTGGCAAATACTTCCGTTCATCAAGAAGTTCACATAGTTTGTATAGTGTATAATAGTAATTGAGGAAGTTTACACGGTCGCTTGGGCAGAATTTAGCATATGGGACTTGAATATCTATAAACAAATTACACAGCGTTTCTTCTAGTTGTTGACTCATAATTGGTGGCTTTATTCCCATTTTGTCTTTTATAAATGTTATATGTTCGTAATATTTGTTATATCCCAGTTTTTTAAGAATTTCTTTAGTCCGCTTGCTCGTGAGTTTATGTAACGTTATTCTTTCTTTTTTTATTTGATTTTTAACATCTTCAATCACACTGTTTGGTATATCAGTTGACTCCTTAGCTTGAAATTGTGCTAGTATCTCTTTGAAGTGATTTATGCGCCGATAGGCATAAAATGATATTTCTTTAGGAGGTTCTTTATATGCTGGTTTGTCATTGTGAATCAAATATTTATCAGTTGAAAAGCATTTATTACAAATCAATATGCCGTCATATATAGATTTTATAAGTTCGCCCTCGTTGCATACACTGCACATGTCACGTTCGTCGGTAGTATTGTTATGATAATGATAATTTTCAATGTACACATCAAAATTGTTTTCTTTTAGATATTCTTTCATATTCCGACTACATTTGCTATGTGAAATGTATTCTTCTTTTTTAGACTTACTAAAGAAATTATCCAATGCCTTTTTGGGATTATTGTTTTTTTCAATATTTTGCTTTGTAACAAAATAATCAAATAAATGTTCTGAATTGGAAAGTAGATACTCATTCATTTTTTTATGAGAAACACTCATTTTATGATTCAGAGCTTGTATCCTTTCTTTGTATTTTTTAATTTTGTCTTTTCTGCTACAGGCCTTTATTTTATTTTCAATGGATAATATTTTCATCCTAGATTTCTCTATAATCAAAGCTTCTTCTTCTTTAAACGAATTGATTTGATTTGAGAATAATTTGTCTAGTGTATAATTTGATTCAATTTCGGACATATAAGAACTTTTGTGTATTTCTTTTAAATATAAAATAAAAAATATAATCAAATGAATGAGATAGATCTAAGCAAACATTGTAAAAACAACAAAGATATCAGTAAAATGGTTTTCATTTTTAACGCAATTGAAGATGGTTGGACTGTTAAAAAAAAACAGAATAGTTATATATTTTCAAAGCATAAAAGTAAAGAGAAACAAGTATTTACCGAGGATTTTTTGAACAAATTTATTACAAAATATTTTAATTTAAATTGAAAAAAAATATTTTTTTTTCTTTTAGTATAGTATAACAGAAAATCATGGGTGGTGGTTTAATGCAATTAGTAGCTTACGGCGCGCAGGATGTTTACTTGACTGGTAATCCGCAGATTACCTTCTGGAAGGTCACCTACAGGAGACACACTAACTTCGCTATGGAGTCGATTGAGCAGACTTTCAACGGTCAAGCCGATTTCGGACGCAGAGTTACATGCACCGTTTCGAGAAATGGTGACTTAGCTTACAGAACCTACTTACAGGTTACCCTTCCGGAGATTGGACAATCGCTCAACACTGATGGTGATGTTTACGCCAGGTGGCTTGACTTCCCGGGTCACCAGCTTATTGAGAACGTTGAGGTTGAGATTGGTGGTCAGAGAATTGAGAAGCAATACGGTGACTGGATGCACATCTGGTGCCAGCTCACCATGGACAAGAACCAAGAGGCTGGTTACTACAAGATGGTTGGTAACACAACCCAACTCACCTTCGTTACTGATCCGTCGTTCGCCGATGTTGACGGTCCGTGCGATTCGTCGGCGCCGAGACAAGTTTGCGCCCCGAGAAAGGCTCTTCCGGAGACCACTCTCTACGTCCCGCTTCAATTCTGGTTCTGCTCCAACCCGGGTCTTGCGCTTCCGCTCATTGCCCTCCAATACCACGAGGTCAAGATCAACCTTGACCTCCGCGCCATTGACGAGTGCCTTTTCGCTGTAAGCACTCTTGACAACGGTAGTGGCGATGTTAAGGTTTCGGGCGCTTACGCTCAGTCGCTCGTTTCGGCTTCGCTCTACGTTGACTACGTCTACCTTGACACTGACGAGAGACGCCGCATGGCCCAGAACCCGCACGAGTACCTTATCGAGCAGCTTCAGTTCACTGGCGCTGAGTCGGTTGGTTCGTCGTCTAACAAGGTCAGACTCAACTTCAACCACCCGTGTAAGGAGCTTGTCTGGGTTGTCCAACCGGATGCCAATGTTGACTACTGCGCCTCGCTCACTGCCGGCGAGACTCTTTACAAGGCTCTTGGCGCTCAGCCGTTCAACTACACCGATGCCGTTGATGCTCTTCCGAACTCTATTAAGGCGTTCGGTGGCCAGACCGGTGTTATGGGCGAGGAGGCGTTCATCACCAACGAGCTCTTCGAGACCGCGGGTGCCGCGGATGTTACCGCCGGCACCGAGTTCACGGCCGATTGGAACCAAACCCAGTCCGGTGTTTCGTCGGGAGTTTCGGATGCGGGCACCTTCGTCCTCGCCGAGACCTCGCTCGACATGCACTGCTGGGGCGAGAATCCGGTTGTTACTGCCAAGTTACAGCTTAACGGACAGGACCGCTTCTCGGAGCGTGAGGGCACCTACTTCGACCAGGTTCAACCGTGGCAGCACCACTCGCGTGCTCCGGACACCGGCGTCAACGTTTACTCGTTCGCGCTCCGCCCGGAGGAGCACCAGCCGTCGGGCACCTGCAATATGTCGCGCATTGACAACGCCACCCTTCAGCTCGTTCTCTCGAACGCCACTGTTGAGGGCGTAAACACCGCTAAGGTGCGCGTCTACGCCAGAAACTACAATGTTCTTAGAATTATGAGTGGTATGGGAGGCCTCGCGTATTCGAATTAAGTTTTTCGTTGGTAGCACCCATTCCGAACATTCCCAATAAAATTCAAAGTATCTTAAAAATAGATTAAATATGTTCATTAATATTCAAAAAATAATAATGAACAAAAACGAACTTTCACATTCATAAAAAAATTGATTTGAGTTATTTGTAAACAATTGTATGAAAACAAAATCTAAAAATGAGCATCCAACATCCACTTTACGGAAACGTTATGATGAACGCATGGCTACCAGTTATGGCGCACAAGACGAACAAGGCGACAAAAGAACACGAAATTATTGAATTCCCTTTGTATGAAATAATGTTTGTAGAAAATGGAGATCCCGGCTTTATTATTCGGAATAAAAAAACACAAAATTTTAAGATGGGCGTCAATGATGCGTTTCAATTGTGGAATGGTAAAAAAACAATCTCTTATGGAAACATCCACGTCGCACTACCATCCGCATTTCCAAACGTTCCTCCTCTGGAAACAATCGACCATATAGACGACAATCACACAAACAATCATATTTGTAATTTAAGGTGGCTGTCCAAAAGCGAAAATAGCAGGAAAGGTCAAAAGAAATCCGTAAGTGAAAGTAAAAAAAATGGCGGGAAAAATGGTCGTTATATGATTATGAAACAACCAGACTCACAAGACAAAAATAACCGAGAAAAATCAACCACGATTGGTCTATTTCGTAGTGTAGACAAATGCGCCAAATTTATCATTGATAATGTTGTTCAAAAAGATAAGAAACCAATGCTAAAAACAGTGGCAGCCAAAATAAGAAGGGCGATTCAAATTCCAGAATATAAGGCATATGGATATTACTTTGACGCATATGAAATTCAAATGGAAGATGAAAAATGGAAATATCATCCAATATATACCCAATATGAGTTTTCAACGCACGGAAGATCCAGAAATTGTCACGGGTATATTGCCCAACAAAAACACATGCGTTGTGGTTCTCGTTATAAACAGATAGGCATAAAGGGAAGAAATAAATACATTCACCGCCTAATTTGGGAAACATTCATGGGAGAAATACCCGAAAATTTGGATGTTATGCACGATGACGAAGCACCAAGCAATGAAGACAATAGTTATCGCAATTGGTTGTGTGATTTGACACTGGGTCCACGTTCGGAAAATATGGTGTCATTTCACGAAAGTAAAAATAATATTATTTGTGAACAAAATAATAATGATAACTTAGGTTTCGTTGAAAATGTTCCCGAAACAACTTCAATTAACAAGAGGACATTTCCTAATAATGTATTGGGAGATTTGATGAGAAATGGTGTGCCAGGTATTCAATATATTCAAGCAAAGGGACGTTCAAGTAAGTATTTGTTGAGCCGACGGTTTTCAAAAAGCGACAAAGATATGAGTTCTTCGGGTAGTTCAAAGAAATCAGATGAAGAAAAATTCTTGGAAATACTAAGAATTTATCAAGAACATTGTAAAGAAGAATGTCAAAAGAAAGATATTATGGAATTGGATTTAGGTGAGTTTACACAGTATGTAAAATAAATAACTAAGCTATATATATTCAATACTATATTTACCCTGTAACAAAGATTTATTCTTAAGTGCATAGCGCGTTCTAGATTCAGACACCTTTGAAAATCTACAAAAAGACGCGATAGAATCAAAAACAATATTTTTGTTTTTTTGAACAAATGAACACCTTATTTTCTTACAACAAGGGTTCAATACAGTATCAATTGCGTGTTGAGAGTTTTCTTGCGATGTTACCCACTCTAGGTTATAGAGTTTAGAATTTGCTTTATTTCCATCTTTATGATTGACAATATTTTTATTATACCAATTTGGTAAAAATACTGTTGCCACTAACCGGTGTAACAAATATTGTTTAGGAGATATCGAACACCATTTATAATCATTAGGTTTGTTATATCCTTCGCTAATTCTACCAGTTTTGTTTTTTAATCGTCCATATGTAGAAATATAAAATCCTTCTTTGTTATCAATTAATTCTTTTGGTATACTCTTCCATATTTCATCTTTAAATTTTTCATCATCGCGATCATCATATTCCCATTTATAACCATAACTTTGATTTCTTTTTTTTCTACATACCGCACAGATTCGTGTCTTTATGTTATTACCGTTATCAAAATTCTCAACCGATGTTAGATTATTGTCAAAAACCCATTTTGATGCGTCTCTAATTGTCTCATATAATTGAATTCTGTTGTTTGTATCTACATCAATCCTCCATACCTTTCTGCTACTAATGAGGCGCTGAATATCTCTTGGAACTTTACGTTTATGACGGTTTTGTTCCGTGGTTGATGCCCATTCTAAATTTTCTACTCTATTATCTAATTTATTGTGATTTATATGATTTACTGTAGATTTATTTTCAAGATTTGGAATAAACGTCATTGCAACTATTCTATGAATTGTCAAAGATTTATATTTATTATCATCATTTTTTAATTTACTTCGTATATACCCACCACGTAAAGTCCCTTGTGAAAGATGTTTACGTGAACTTTTATTTCGGATATTTCCATAACTTGAAATTTCGTAATTTGAAAAATCTGGGATTTGTTTCCAAATTTCATCATTCATTGATGTCATTAATAGTTATATAGTTATATTTAAAATATTTAAACTTTATTTACATATAGTTAACGCGTGTCAGACATTTAATCCCCAAACACCCCATCAACTTACACATCCTCATTATATAAACTCTGAAACAATACACGAACACCTCGCGGATTATCTTTGATATTAATTACTTTCAATTTCTCGTTAATATTTTCAAAAAGAGCAAGGATGCTTATTATGAAAAAGTGATATAATAACGAGTTTAAATACAAAACATAATTAAATGTATTTGTCTTTAAACAATAAATGAATATCATCAAGCGCTCTACCAAGTATATCAATATTAACAAGAAATACATATGTTCAATTATGAGCAAGGAACTGCTCAATTGTTGTATAGAACTGCCAAATATTCAACGTATCCGCGATGAGAGTAAAGTAGATGAAATTGTAAATTACCAAAGACAACAACTTTTGAATAATGGGCATTGCGATTTTCACGGAGTTATCAATATCCATCAGTGTCAAGAAACAAACCGTTGTTTTTTGGTAGACGGGCAACATCGTTTTGAGGCGTTGCGTAAACTGACCAATACACATAATATTCAAGTATTTGTGGAAGTTGAACAAGTAAATAGCATGGAGCAATTAATAAATAATTATAATATCATCAATAAAAATACACCACTCCCCGAGTTCCCCGAATCAATCGACAAAAATATTCCGGAAGAAGTCGCACAGTTTTTTAAGAATAAATACCCAGATATGTGGTCAACTAGCAAAAACGCCCGCAGACCACACATCTACTTCAATTATTTTCAAGAAGCATTGGGGTTTTTAACGGAAAAGCTTAATATAAAAACCGCAGATGAATTAAAAGAAATAATAGAAGCTAAGAATATTGAGTTATCCGCGTGGACGATAGACAAATATCCCAATTCCAAATCTATCACCGAATCAATGATGAGCAAATGTGCTCGTGAAAAGTTATATCTTGGGTTGTATGCACACGAATCGTACGATCATGCGTATCAATGGGTCAAAGATGTCGTCTTCATCAAAACCGGCGAAAGAATTACTAAACCTAGGAAACCAAGAAAAGCAAACATCAGAAAGTCGGTGAAAAGTTCAGTTTGGGATGAGTTTGTAGGAAAAGACAAACGGCGCGCGTTATGTATATGTTGCTGTGATAGAGAAATAGAAATGAATACATGTGTTTATGGACACATTGTATCAGAAAAACATGGCGGAGAAGCAAATAATACTAATTTGTTGCCAATATGCGCACAGTGTAATGGGTCAATGGGAACACAAAACATGGGTGAATATGTTCAGCAATACTATCCCAATAATGTGAGTAATTTCAAAAATAAAAAATATATTTATCAAAAAATGACTTCGAATTTTATTTTTGGTTTGATGTAATCATTATTCAACTATTTTAAGCAAACTATTTAAATAAACTCTGCGTTGTATACTTATAATAACTTATGGTAACAGACGGCGAACTTGAATCGTGTGATTACAAAAATTGCGAACAGTTTATTCCAAGTATCAGTCGCGGTAAAATCGTGAAATGTTATGATGGGGATACTGTTACTATTGCGACTATCATGAATGGAAAGCGGGTTCGTTTTAACATTCGTATGTTGGGGTATGACTGCGCCGAAATCCGTTCAAAAGACCCACAAGAAAAGAAGGTTGCTCATTGGGCAAAAGAGTATATTACAAATATGATTTTTGGGAAGATTGTGAATGTTGCCAAAAATGAAGGAACTGACAAATACGGGCGTCTATTGTTGGAACTAGAATATAACGGTCAAAATATCAACCATATCATGTTGGAGAAATGGGGTGTTTCTTATTTCGGCGGACATAAAAATGACATTGACTGGAATATGTGGGACGAAAATGGTAAAAAATAATATATAACAATTAATATATAACACCTCGTAATAATATGGATCAAAATATTTCTATGGTCCGTTTTTTAATGTTTATTATTTTAGCACTAATCATATTTTTCAATTTAGCGCCACAATTAGTTGCGAATGATAATAATATCAATGATGGCGATAATGGTGATAATACCGACAGTAGCGGAACCGACAGTGGTGACAACGATACAAGCGCTGGTAAATATTGTTTAGTAGACGGAGAAAGTCATGCGAACAAGGAATGTGAGAAAATTTCTGATGGAGAAACATGTCAAAACGAGTTTACTTCTCTACAACAGTGTCAAGAATGGAAAAGTTCTCTTGAGTATGATACTGTCACGGACGAAGATGGTTCTTTAAATTATGTATATAAAACAGATGATATTGATAAACAAACAATCATGACATCTGATGATATGATATTTTGTTTGAAAAATGACAAAGAATGTAAGGAAATGAAATTCGGCGACTGTCACGACATTCACATTGGGACATACTTGGACGAAGATAATTGTAATGAAGCGAAGGAAACTCTTGAAGGTGCTGCTGATAGCGCTATTTCGTAAATATTAGCAACTACCCTCAATTCCAAAAGTAATATTCAAATACTTCAAATGATCATTTGTGCTAGTACATGAGAGTGGGTAGCAACTATTGCTACACTCTTCATCTTCTTTCAAATTTAAATCATTACATATTTTGTAATATGTATTGTTTTCGTTGTACCATATTTCATTTGGAATGTGATGATAGTTCAGTCTGTATTGTGGTAGATGTGGTACAATATCATGGTAATGTGTGATTCTAAAACTGGTTATATTTTTTGATGCGAAATCTTGGACAAATTCATAATTCCCAACTCTCGGCGAACCGAATGTTATTAATGTAATGTTGTAGTTGATTTTTGAGAGGTTATATGCAAAGAGAGAAGCAACCGATGCGCCCATTGAGTGTCCTGTGAGTAATAATTGATTTGTTTGGTATTTTTGAGAAAGTTTGTCTATTTCATTACAAATAAATGGGTATAAATCTTCGTATAGTTTGTAAAATCCGGCTTCCAGACATATATTGTTGCTTTCATCGGTGCAATGATGAACTATTTGAATGTCATCAATCCAATTTTGGATATTGGAACTTCCGCGAAATGAAGCAAACAAAGTATTTAATTGGTTGTTGTATCCAATCAAGGTCTTTTCGCCGTAAGCTTCGTAGGTGGTTTCTACCATATTTTGCGGAGAACAAGTGAGACAATCCCAGCTAGTGTTATTACAATAAACCGCTTGTGATAAATTGAGACTTGTGTATAATAAGTTTTCAAAAATAAGACTTTGTGTTAGTGTAGATAAGAATTTCATGAATTTATAATATACTAATGTTATATCATATTATAAATGCTTGTTGTCATCATTATTGAAATTCATAAAAAATTGATTTGATTGGACCGATTATATTACTTCTATTCAACAATCAAAACATACCAGAATATCATGACCGCGATTGTAAAGGCAGTTCGTATCACCACACAACCACAGAACGTTCGTAAAATCAGCAACAATATTTGGGACATGCGCGCCATTGAGTTGCTCCACAATGATTTTGATAAAATTCAGCAATTGAAAAATGATCAATTCCATTTGCCGTTTGTCATGACTGAAATCCCGCCACCCTTTTGTCCGAAGTGCAATAAATATGCGAAAAATAAATGTTCGTTTTCACTCATTCACGACATTAGCATTGACGATTTTGATTTGGCAGAAAATCCAAATTTGATTATTTCGTGTCCGGTTTTCGGCGAAGTAAGCACAATATTTGATAATGATGCCTTTGACGACACTAGTTCCAAAAAAGACGAATGATTTACAACAATATAAAGACAAAATATAAACAAAAATATTGATGAAATTAGAAAATATTTTTTATATTAATCTTGAAAAACGGCGCGATAGAAAGGCACATGTAGAAAATGAATTAAAAAAAGTTGGATGGGATAATTATACAAGATTTAATGCAATCAAAAATAAGCATGGTAGAGTTGGTTGTTCGCTTAGTCACTTGAAACTTATTCAAGACGCAAAGAAGAACAAACTTCCCTACGTTGTTATTTTGGAAGACGACATTGAATTCACAAACCCCGAATTATTTCAAAAACTAATGAAAACCTTTTTTGATGAAAAGATAGATTATGATGTATATTTGATTGCAGGCAATTTACGCGGAGGTGCACATAGAGTTCATGAGTCAATATTGAAGGTCACAAGAAGTTTTGCATTGACTGGTTATATTGTAAAACAACACTATTATGATAGGATCATAAAGAATATTTCGGAAGGATTGAAACAACTTATCAGACAACCAAATAATGGATACTTTGCGATTGATACTTATCTTATGAAATTACAAGAAAAAGACAATTGGTATATTTCATATCCTAGGACAGTCACACAGAAACCGGACTATAGTGACATTGAAAATAAGAATGTAAATTATAATCATGTTATGCTGGATGTAGTGGAATAAATATATTTTAACATAACTGCGCACAAAAAATGAAAAATAAATAATGTAATATTAATATTGTGAGAAATAGAATGATTGCGAAGTTGTACAACAATAATAATAACAAAATGTTTTTTAACACTAAAAATAACAAAGACAATAATAATGACAATAATATAAACAAAATAGATGCCAATAGAAAAATAATGTATATATTTTACACATCTAGTGCTGAAATATTTGCTGAAAATCTTAAGGAATATTTCAAAGTTTTAAATATTGTTTGTTACTTATTTAATACATCTATAACAAGCGAACATATAGAAAAATGTAAAAAAAATAAAAATTTATATTTTTTTATAATTGGACCACAATATATTTTAAACCAAATTAATAAAAGAGAAAAGTTTGTTATTCCGTATAAAAAGTTTTTTTTATTTCAAATAGAACAATTAAACAACTCAAATGTTTCGAAAATAAACTCTATAGATAATATTAAATATTTATTGTATGATTGCTGCGAATGTTATGATTATTCTGAAGTAAATTTAAAGTATTATCCAGAAGATTTTAAAAATAAAGTTGTTTTGGTAAAACCTTTTATTTCAAAAATGTATAATTGTGAATGTAATATTGCAGATAAATGTTATGATATATTATTTATTGGCGCATTAAATGAACGAAGGAAAAAAATACTCAATGACTTAAATGAATCTGGATTTAATCTAAAAGTAGAATCATCGTTATATGGAGAAAAACTGAAAGATACCTTGGCTAAAACAAAAATAGTTTTAAATCTACATTATTATGATAACTGTATACTAGAAATATTTAGAATACATGACGTTATTCCATATAATTGTAAAATTATAAGTGAAATTCCAGGAAATTCAGAAGAAAATTATTTAACTAATAAATATAAAAATATTGTATCATTCGTTCCAGTAATAGATGAAAGTTTGAAAAATATATCAATTTTGAAAGACAAAATAGAAGAATTATTAACTGATGACAAAATAGTAGACTATAGAAAAAATAATTTATTTTATAGAAATATAAACAATAAATTTATTGAAAATATATCATTAAATCCTGTATTCAAAAGAAGGTGTAAAACAGGCGTCGTTATTACTACGCATGGATTTAATGGCGTATTTGTAAGAAATGCAATACAGGCATTCATAGACAATATGCCAAATAATACACTGATAATTTTATATGTAAATGAGTCTGATGACAAGATTACACTAGATTTAAAAAACATATTTCCTCAAATTATATTTGAATACATAGAAGATCAAACAAAAAATGGCGGATTAACTGCGACTTGGAATTCTGGTATAAAAAAATGTAAAGAATATGGTTGCGATACAATATTATTGAGTAACGATGATATTATATTTAATGAATCAATTAAACATATAATAAATGAGTGTCAAATATATGATGGTAATGAACTTAGGTATTATGGACCGGTTAGTAATAATCCAGGTCCAACTAATAAAATGCAATATAAAATAGAATCGGAAGAGATTGACTCATTTGTATGCGGTCATAATTTAAATGGTTTTTTTATGGTTTTTTCATTAAACGTTTTGGAAAGTAATAAATACGATGAATTGAATTATTTTGATCCTAGTTACCCGTTTGGAGGTAATGAAGTTGAATGGTTTGATAGATTTAAAAAAAAAGGAGGAATTCCAATAGTTGTTCCAAGAACATTTGTATATCATTACAAATTAAAATCTTGGCGAAAAAATAGCAATAAAATACTGAAAGATAAATGTATTTATACAATAAACACGAATGGATACGAAGGTAATTCAATAAATATAGAATATAATGATGAGTATGATTCGTTATATTTCACTGATGATTTCAACTTATTCAAAGAGTGTATAAAACAAAAAATAATACCATTTTTATGTAAAAAAACAAATAACAATTTACATCAAAGAGAAATTAAATCATCTCCTCATTTATACTTGCCACATATTTATAATAGTTCAATCTATATTGATGGTAATTGTAAATTAAACCCTATAAATTGGCAAAAAAAATTTGAAAAAGAAATTCAAAATTATGATATGATATGTTTCACCCATCCTACTAGAAATACAATAAAACAAGAAATGAAAGTCGTATATAGTTATAAATTGGCAACAAAGGAATCTATTATGAAAATAAACGAAATAATAGAACGTTCAGAATATAAAGATGACAAAGGATTAACTGAGACGAATGTATTGATACGAAATCATAAAAATATAACTAATTTCAACGAGGAATGGAATGAAATGATAAAAATATGTCGTCGCGATCAATTAAGTTTTGATTATCTTTTAGAAATATTTAAAGTGAAGGTTTTAAAATTACCATATTCCAATAAACCAGTAATTAGTAGACGACATGTAAATCCACTATATAGAACAATATAAAATAATGACATCCAGATAACGCGTTAGAAAATTTACACTGTTAATTCCATAATTTATTTATAAGTCAGCGTTTTAAATGTACAAAGGTTTAAAACAAAATTAAATGTATTTCTCAATGACATATTTAAATACATTCTAATATATTCATTTACTAAAAAGTATGAAGTTTGTAACAGCCCATGTGATGGGTGGCTTAGGAAACCAACTTTTTCAAATATTTGCGGCGTTAAATGTATCTCTCAAATACAAAATGCCCTTTTATTTTGAAGAGAGTGAACATGACAGAACACCTGGAATGACTGCTCGCCCTTATTATTGGAAAACGTTCCTAAAATCACTTTCTTCTTTTGTAAAACCTCCTTTAAAACAGTTAGTCTATCGCGAACAATCTCACAAGTTTAGTGAAATCCGCGGAGAAGACTTTCCAGATGAAAATATTAAGTTGTACGGGTATTTTCAATCTTATAAATATTTTCAAGAAAATCAAGAAAAAATATATAGGTTAATCAAACTTCCGGAGCATCAATACTCAGTAAAGGAAAAGTTCCCAGATGGGTTTTTTAATGATTGTGTAAGTATGCATTTTCGTATTGGTGATTATAAACATATTCAACAACATCATCCAATCCAGAATGTGGATTATTATAGCACAGCTCTATCTCAACTAATAAAAGATACTAAAAAAGATGATTGGAAAGTATGTTTGTTTTACGAATTAAAAGACAAAACTGATGTGTACAAAATAAGAGAAGAATTGGTGAGCAAATTCAAAAATATAAAGTTTGTAGATATTGATCATAAGATGGCTGATTGGGAGCAGATGATGACTATGTCACTGTGCAAACATAATATTATCGCGAACAGCACATTTAGTTGGTGGGGTGCTTATTTAAATCAAGGGAACAATAATGTATATTATCCTAATAAATGGTTTGGACCGGGTCAAGGAAATAAAAATAAAGAGCTTGATGATTTGTTTCCAGATAATTGGAAAAGTATGACATCTATAGATGAAGATAATCATGTCCATTTGTATTGATAATTATATGATTTGAATGATCCACAATGTAATATTTTTTACCCATCATTACTTCTTTATAAAGATAAAAAGACATATCTTTCCTGATAAATTTTGAGAACACTGTGGGATTGATAGCATTATACATTTCTTTTACTCGCAACCCATAGTCTCTAGGATTCGGATTTCTTATTATTTTGTCTATTAAATCGTGAAACAATTTGTTTCCTCGTTTACATAGTATAACACCATTTGTGCATTCGCCAAATCTCTCGTTAGAATGTGCGCCTTGACAAGTTATAAAATCCGAATAATTGCTTAACTTTATAATTTCTTCGAAAGATGTTCGCAATTCAATGTCTACATCTAGATAGATGCCACCATTTTTATATAGATAACAATACCTGAATAGGTCGCATTTATGAGCAAGATTATTTATTTTCTTGAAGCAAGTAACAACTTCGCTGTCAAAATTATCTGTCAAAAACTTTAGACAATCTTGTTCCCGAAAAAATGTATAGTCAATATTTTTGTTAAGTTTGAGTATGTTACTTTTTACATGGGTCGGAACCTCGCCTTGCATCCAGACTTGCATACACTTCATTGGGATATGTTCATGGTTTTTAAATTCAATAAAATTACTAATATCGTCATTAAAATTATTATCATTTGTTCGAATATCGCTACTTATTAAATTATGCCAAAATGGTTGATAAACGGTTACTCCTTGTTTTATATAACTCGCGCATGCGGATAAACTAGATTTAGATGCAATTAATATATCACAATTAATCATTCTATCAAAGGTTAGTAGAATATCTTCATTAATATACTTTTCCAGATTAGACAAACAATCAAAATCTTGAATATTATTATTACTAGGATCTATTATTACATTGCCTTTTATTCTATTATTAATGCCTGGATGTTTTCCAGAAATATCATATTTTTTATCAGGAATTTCAGTGTATAGTTCAACTTTAAATGGTATTTTTTTATTATTTAAAATTTCTATAATTTTATTACAATTATCTATATAAAAATGGTTTGGTAACATTCGATGACTGTCTACAACATATAATTCTCCCCGCCGAACATGAATACCTATTGTAAAAATATTATTTTTGTTAATTTTTGTTTCATATAAATTTTTTGTATGTAAATACATATTGGAAAATTTGTCTGTTATGCTATATGGAAGTTTTAAATACACTATCACATTTTTATTATGTTCATGCGTATTTTTTTTTAATCTTAATAAAGATTCTATATCAATTGTTTGAAATTTTAATTTTGTAAATCCATCTATACTTTCTATGTCACTTTCAATATGTATTCTTTTATTTATTTCATTCGTAAAATTATCACTATTTTTATTTTTTATAAGTGCATTCAATCCTTGGTATTCAATATCGCAAAATGGAGTATGATAATATAAAATATCTAATTCTCTACATATAGAATATATTCCTAATATTCTTTGATATTGTGCGCCAAAACCATCATTATGTTCTGTTAAATATGTTAATACAAGCATTTTATTAAATATAAAATTATTTATTTAAATATTAAACAAATAATTTTATATTAATGAGAAATCAGAATATTATAATATGTTCTAGTTTTAAATGCGCGAGTTCAACACTACAGACAACTTTTAATTGTGATAAAACACATGATATATTACCTAATAATGTAAATAATATAGATACTATATTGATTCCATTTAATGATGATTTGGATAAAATATGCAAATCTGCATATTTTCAAGATATTATTGTTCCCGTATATGAATATTCGCCTTTTAATGAAAAATATGGAATAATTGAAACAACTAGATGTAGTAGACCATGTGGCGACACTTGTATGAAAGAGTGTTTTCAAAAAGATATTCGAAAAAATATTATTAAAAATATAAAAATAGATTTATTAATTAATCACTATAACGATACTATGAAAAATCAAAAATGGTGCAATAGAATACATTTAAATAATGAAGTTAGACATAAACTTATTTGCGAAGAATTGAAAGTAAACCTTTCTTTCACTTCAAAAGAAATTCAAACTTTTAATATAAATTATAAAAATAAAAATGTAAAAATAATATATTTCCATGTTTCAAATATTAATAATAATTTTGAAAATTTGAAATTATCTATTTTTGATATAAAAAGAGATGATATTAAATTAAGAAATGTAAATTGTAGTAGTAATAAATGGTATAATGATATATATATTGAATTTATCGCAAAGCATGCTGGCTAAATTTTATTGAAGTTTTTATATAATGTATTCAAGTTATTTAAAAAAAAGTTTCATCTATATAATATACATGAATGTATATTATTGTAAAACTTCTAAATGGGAAGTGGAATACTTTCAAAATGAAGTATTCAAAAAAGAAGTTTATGGCATTGACGTGAATTTTATATTTTTTGACAATAAAACTCAAATTGTTGGAAACCAAAGCAAAAACATAATTGTTACTAACAGAGGCATTAGTTTAGATTTTGTCGAAAATATGATTACAAAACTAAAACCATTTGTTATTTTTCATTTAAGTGATGAAGCAGGTAAAGAGGATGAATATTATAATTTATACAATAGACCATTTGTAAAAGTTTTATTTCACCAATATAACCATGAAAATATTGATTATAAAATCAATAATATTCAAATACCTTTGGGTTATGTATCTGGTTTTTTATCGGACAATGCTTCCTTTAACTACAAACAAAAATACGGGAGAAAATATGATTTTTCTTTCATAGGAAGTTTAAAAAGCGATAGAAGAATAATGTTAAATAAATTCAAAAATAATTTCAAAAAATCTTATATTGATACTGGAATCACAAAGTGGAATAATCCACACAGCCAAAGAGTACAACCGGATGAGTTGTTTAATATTTACACGAATTCATTTTTTGTACCAATTGGTAGAGGAAATAAAAGTCTAGATTGTTTTCGCTTATACGAAGCAATTGTTGCAGGAGCAATACCTGTTATTTGTGGATCATTCAAAGAATTTAACATTACGTTCAAATTTAATGATAGTCCACCGCCAAGTATTATAGTAGGCGAAACTTGGGATGAAGCAATCACGATATGTGAAAAAATATATAACGATGAAGATAAAATATGTGAAATTATAAACTCAAATCATGTATGGTTTCAAAAACAAACAATGAATATATCCAAAAAAATAATTTCGTTATTATAGTTTGTATTTGTTAATATGTTTAATTTAGAATGTCGTTCATACTGAAAATCCATTATATTATGATATTTACATTATGCTCAGAGTTAAACAATTGCAATATCAATTTTGTTCATAATATTTATTAACGGTTCGTAAATTGTATATAATTCATTATAATGATTAATTTTACGAACTTTTTCTATTTTTTCTATTTTTTTAGTTGTGTTGATATTCAATACATGGTTTAATTTATCTATATTGTCATGTATAATATTATAATTTACACTAACAATTTTATAATTTCTTTTTTTATTCTTACTTGTATAATTTTTATAAAAGTCAGAGATGTTATAAAGATCTTTTTTTGTATGTAATATATCATCTAAACTGATAGAAGGATCACATTCTATATGTTTTAAATGTTCAGGATTTAAAAATCTAGAATAAATTGCATATATTGGATTTCTATATATATAAATTACTTTATAATTTTTTAATTCATCTTCAGGAATTTCGATACCATTAAAATGTTCTTCATATGCTTCACCATTTTTTTCTTTACCTATATATTGTAATTTATCTGGTGGATTTTTTGAATGTATATGTTTAACATTCCCAAATCCTTTTAAATAATTTAGTAAACATTTTGAACCACATCCTCCGTAACTACAAATATAATAATTCATAAATCAAATATATATTCAAAATATATTTAAATTATTGAAATTCGCCACATAGTCTAATATTTTCATTATATAATTTACGATTTCCATCTCCATTCTCTTTCTTATAATTTCCTCTAATAATTTCAATCATATCATATCTTTCATAATGTATATTTTTTAATATAGTATTTTGTTTAAAACTAATTTCTGCTTTCCAGCTATTTTCAAAAGAACCATCATATTTTTCTATTGTATTAAATGTTTGTCTAATGATATTATCATAAAAATCACAAAATAGTTTAAAAAACGTTTTAGTTGTAGAAAAAAAAAAAATATCAGAATGATTATATAATCTACCGTCTTCTATATTTTTTACAGTACGGTATATATAATCTTTATAAGATAAATTTGTTTTTATTATAATATCAAATCTTAATTTAAAAATATAATCATATTGATTTAATTCATGAGTAAAAGTTTTTATGATATTATCCAAGTGTAAAAATTGCAACATATTTTGTTGGTATTTTTCATTAGATATGTCATGTGGTAATCTAATTTCATTTGGTTTAATTAATTTCATATAATTTAATTTACCAAAATCTTTCAAAAATGCTTTGTGGTTATAGTAACTTCCCACAAATATGTCAAAATCTTTTAACTCTTTTTTTAACAAATCTTTTGCATAACAATCTCGAACATCTCCAGTAATTATGATTGCTATTTTATTCATTTAAATTAAAAAAAGTATATTAAAACTTTTTTATATACTTTTTTATAAATGGTTTATTTTATTCAACAAAGATTTTTTCATAAACATATTTTTGAAAATAAAAAAAGAAATATTTTAATTGTTAGTGTATTCGATATTGATGAAAATAAATATAAATATATTAAAAATTATCAAGGAGAAAAAGGATTGTATATAACTGAACCTATTAAAAACCTATCATCTTTAAATGATAATTATTATTGGGTATATAAATTATATATTGAAAATTGTTTTGATTATATATTTGGATGTATTGAAAACAATAATTCGAATCAGATTAAGTACCCTTTATATTTTAATGAAAATAATTTTAACATAGAAGATAAATCAGTTTATGATAAATTAAATAACTACGTAAAAAACACAAATATTGAAACCTTAAAAAATAAGAATTTTTGTTGTCTAATTAATTCTTGGGATACACCTGCAAAAACAAGAACTGTGATGTATGAAAATTTAATTAATATAAAACATATATCTTGTCCTGGAAAGTTATTTAATAATTGTTCTAATAGAGAATTAAATAGAATTGGAAAAAGGAACTATATTAAAAATTTTATATTTAATATTTGTAGTGAAAACTTTGACAATGCTAATATAAATGGATATATAACCGAAAAATTAATGGATTGCTGCTTAGGCGGAGCAATCCCTATATATTGTGGCTGGTTTGATGAGATAGATGGATGTATTTTTAATAAAGAAAGAATAATATTTTATGATTCGTCAGATCAAACATCAATCAACAAGGCATTTACTCGTGTACAACAACTCGTCAACAATAAAGAAGAACTCTATGAGTTTTATAAGAAGCCAATATTTTGTGAAAATGCGCACAATATTGTATATAACATGCAAACAAAATTGGGAGATTTTTTAAATTATTCTTCTAATAAAATAAAAACGTTTGTCATATGTAACAAAGAAAAGGAGTCCGAACGCTTTGACTACTTAAACAAGCAAATAAAGACCTTAGGTATTGATACTTTTTTAGAGATAAAGATATTGGATAATCTAACATGGAGTGATGATATTACAGATAACTTCATAACAACCATGTGTAAAACTGACAAAAGTATGATTCAACATGGGCGAACGATGACAAAAAAACCTCTATCTAAAGCAGAAATCAGTTTATTTATGAATCATTTGAATTGTCTTGAATATATTGTAAAAAATGTAGATAATGAAAACTGTTTAATACTCGAATCGGATATTATATTCAAGCGAGGTATAAGAAATAATTTGTTCTTGATACGAGACATATCTAAGAGGTTGAAAAACTGGGATATAATTAATATAGGAGAAGGACAAGAGATTTATATGAAAAGTTTAGGATACCCGAAAACCACACCATATATCATAGATGGATATAAGATGTACCCAGAAAACATATCACGATGTGCAGAAGCAATTTATTGGAATTATCATTCAATTTCTAAGATACTTAGCAAATTTTATCTAGAAAAAGATATTGATGGACCATTTGACACATATTTGGATGTATTTTCTAGTATTGAATATAACAATTTTAATATATACTGGAGCGAGAATACGTCCTTCGTACAAGGTAGCATCAAAAGATTGTTCAAAAGTCATCTGAGATAATATTTCTGAGGTATTTTTAGTTACTTATTTGGATGTGTAAGTTATACAAACAACCTATTCATATTTTCCGCCTCAATGCTATTTTCAACCACACTATAGAATGTATCTATATGTTCTTGTGTTCTAAACCGAAAACTAAAATGCTTATTCTTCTCTTGTCTTCCAATTCGCCCAATACACTGTATAATTTTTTCTTGAGTAAGGTTCTTCATATCTTTACTCAAGTAACAATGACTGAATTGATAATTAGTTCCGTAAATATAATCACTATTTGCAATGATCAGGTAAAGACTCTTTTGTTCTGCCAAACCCTTCATAGTCTCTATATACTTGTTATTGTCTTCTTGGACGGTTTTATTCTCTGTTTCTTTCATAATGCTATTTGAAAAGACACCAATACCCATCATCATCATCAACTTATAAAGCGTCTTGATGTTATACAATTCTATAATATCCTTGATATCTTCGTCGCTCAATGATGACGAAAATATGTCACTATCTTCGTAACTCAATTCCGGTTCTAAACACCATTTCTTGTAATGGCTCCTGGTATTTGGCTTGTAAATATTGTCAAGCGATAATGAGACGAGTTCGCTTTGAGTCTTTTCTATTTTATTATGCAGCTCAATGACTTCCGGCGGAAACCGCATGTCTGTCATAATCTTGTCGCAATCTTTATAACACTCAATCTTGTCTTCGTAATCATTTTTCATTTGAATCAAACTTTTCAGTATCTTACGATTTTTGTCTATTTTACTTTCAATGCCAGACAACGTATTTTTATCCAAATTTGCTTTCATCAACAAATACTTACATACATTTTCTACATTGTCACTCACAAACAAAGTTGGTCCGTTTGTCAGAGTATACGAATGCTTTGTAGTTAAATCAATACCCACATGGTCTGCATTGACACCATTTGTATTTGTCTTTTTTCTTTCATATAATTTCTTGATTTTATTCCATTTATCACTTCCAAGTTCTAACAAAACGGAAATATAAACCTCCTTTATTTTATAAGTTGAAATATCTTCCAAAAGACAAAAGTTAGAATCAACATAATTATAAGAAAACTCTTTGTCGAGAAATAATAGAAACTTAGCACATTCATTACAATCAAAAAACTTGTAATATTTGCTTCCTTGATAATTCAAAAATGCACACATTTTTTCATAATCATCAAAATGATTGTGGGGAATAATTACATTTCCATCAATATCATACAGACGAATATTTGATATTTGATCTACGCTTTCAATATATTTAAACTGCAAGCCTTTGAATTTGTCTTTTGCACAATCAATAATCGGTGCTATTTGATGTTCTTTTGGTAATGTTGCGCACGAAAATACAATATTAGGTATTTCATTAATCTGCCAATTTTTCTTGATGATATCGTGTAAATGACTTTCTCGAACATCAAGTCCAATTGTCGGCTCGTCCCAAAATAGAATAATATTGCTGGTATCATTGAACTGTTTCATGTACTTCATAGCACTCTCGTAAGACAAAACATCGCAAATCATTAATTCTACGTTTATTCCATCTTTGTGATTCGGTATTTTCCTTCCACTTTTGGTTGTGGTATGCGAACGCACCGCATTGTAATTGAGGCGAATATTTTCTTGGTCGGTACAACCAAACGCAAACCCAATTTTCCGCTTCATATGAAAGGAACTTTTTGCCAGACTCAATCCAATATGTTTTGAAGCGCAAATGAAAATGACCCTGTAATCTTGACATAATGCGATTGGAGTTAATGTTTTTCCGGAACTTGTCGGAGCACAATAAAAGACAAATTTGGGAATATTACGTTCTTTGCGAAAAATATTAAAAATGTCTTTTTGGTGCTGATACAATTCAAGTGTTTTATAATCAAATATTTTGTTGTGTTCATAAAGAAGTGAAATATTTTTCAAGACCATTTGAATATTCACTTGGGATAACAGCCCGGTTACAATGGACTCTGAAATTTCCAACAATTGAGTGTTCAATTTGTCTTTGAACTCTCTTTGTAAGACAAAAATATTTATGAAAAGAATGAGACACTTTTTGTCACTCTGAATGCTCTTTCCCTTGTATAACAGTTTTGATAACTTTTGAAGTTCATTCAACAATTTGTATTCCACAATATTGTCATTGAATCCATCTTTTAACAGATTGAAAGAGTTTTCTAATTTTATTTTTTCAGAAGTGGTCATTTTCACTTTTTTGGATGGTTTTGTCTTTTCTGTGATGAGATTGTCTATATTCAAAATATTCTTCTTATTACTCGCCCCCAGAATGTCTCGCAATAATCCAACGAATATTTCTAGATCAAACTTTTTATCTAGCTTCAAGTAATGGTTCAGCGTCATGTGTGTTTGACACTTGACCTCAAATTCAAAATATCCTTTTTGAATCATATTCAAAATCAAAATTTCTTTTTCATTTTGAATTGGTTCTTCTAATTGTTTCCACTCTTCTTCTGTCAGTTTTGTTTGTTGAAGAAAATTCATAATAAGTATTCTCACTTTTTATCTTTAACTTTTTATTTGTATTTCAATATATCTAGTTCATCGCCATTTGTTTTGAATTGTTCATTTCCATAAATGTCCTGTAGACACAGCCATTCAAATAATCCGCCAAAATAAATTTTTACATTTTTAAATCCGTAAGTGAGAAGTTGCTTGTGCTTTCTGACAACTTTTTCATCGCAACAATTTCGTCCATAAATAATAATAGGTTTGGTTTTGTCACTTTTTAAGTGAGAATTGACGGTTTCTTCTTCTTCTCTCGCAAGAACCGTCGTGTGTATCAAACAGTGTTGCGAATCATTATCTAAAACGTTTATAACAGTTTGCGAATCTGGATGTTCTATACAATTTTGCATATATTCAAAATTTACTTTTGTATTACTTTGTATATTTCCCATGTCATAAATAATATGTGGTGTTATTTTTTTAACTGAAAGTTACAGTAATTTCTACCTTTTCTTTTTTGAATGTTTTGATCGCATTGACAGAAAGTTCTTCACGTTTTTTGCGAGTTTTTTCATTTTTCGTAGTTTTCGTCTTTGAAATGCTGTTATTTTCATTCATATCGGTTTCAATGTCAATATAGTTATTTTGAATATAATCAATAATTCTGTTCTCTAACGCCCATTTGAAAAAATTTAACTGACCAATGGTGGTTTCAAAACAATATTCGCTGTTTTCTGTAATTGGAACTTGAATTCGGTCCCATCGACAAAATGGATCAAATCGTTTCTTACTATAGGCTTTTAGTTTCAACTTGTAATCTTCATATACTTTGAACCTAGGATTATTGTGAGTTTCGTATATGGTATAATATTTTTTGGAATAATTTGTAGAAAACCAGTCTACAATACGCAAGGAAACTTTGGACGTCCCATTGATGATAGATAGCATCACATTTAAATTATCATCTTGGTAATAAAAGTTCAACAACTTGTTTAATAATACATCATTTTGACTATATATTTTTGAGGTCATTGATAATTTTACTTATATCAAAAGTATTTAAATGTTTTTATTTCCTTTATGAATAATGATTCACTCATTAAAAGAGTTACTAAAAAAAGATACAAGTTTGAGTGTAGTCAGTTATATTAATGAACAAATATCTAAATTGCTGGGACATTCATTAGAAAAGAATAAGATATTTGAATTGTCTTGCACGACGCACTCTTTTGTTAATATTGACGCAGAAATGAATGTGCTGGGAATCATTATAATTTCTTGCAAGTCATTTTTATTTGACAAGAGCGTTTTCTTTATAGAAGCTCTGGCGAGTAAAGACGATAAACAAATTGTGGAACAGTCGTTATTATTGAAAGGTATCAATCATGTTGGCAATATCTCAAATGACAATAAACTCGTTTCTTTTATCGCAGATGAACGTGTACAGAATGATGTTCTGACACCATTTGGATTCATCCGTTCACAAGGGATAATGGTAAAAATCTAAACTAAATCTTTGTTATTGACAAGTTTTTGGAAAATTTGAAATATTCGTGATTACTCGTCCGCCGCTGTAAATTACACTTCAGACAACTGATACATGTATTTGACTCATAGTGGCCAAGATTATTGTCAAACCGCTCCAACGACCATTGCATAGGTTCCCCGCGTTTTTGGTATAGTAAAAATAGGTTTGAATTACAATAGTAACATTTCATTTCAGATGATGTGAGTTTGTTTAGCAACTGTTGATATGAAATATGCTGCTCGTCATCATACTTTCCATTTTTTTTGTCTTGCGATTTATAGGATGACATCTTTTTGCTGATTTCTCTTTTAATCGTCTTGTTGAGTGAAATATCGCCGATCTCGTTTTTTTCGTAGCGAAGTAAGTATTGTAACTGGTTGTCTATATTGAAATATTCGTCATCATGAGAGAGACTTGAATTTTTCAAGTTGTTTGAATTGAAACATATTTGCTTCATTTCTTTATATTTATAACAATGATTATTAATGTTTAAAAGACTATTAACAATATATGATTATGAATGCTGAGAAAGGTAAAGAATGCAAAGAATATAACTCGTTAAAATACCGAACAATGATCATGACCGGCAAAGATATTGATAAAAAAATAGATCATGAATCTAGCCAACAAGAGTTAGACAAATTTCTCTCAGAAGAGCAAACCGCAAATGAAAAGCAGTCCTGGAATAAGCTATCTAAAACAGAGCGTCTGAAAAAAATCGAAGGATTTATTGCGAACCATTATGTTGATGAATATTCACTCAATGAAGATGAAATATCAATCCTTAACGCGTTTGTGAACAAACTTCTTGAACGCAAGAAACTGATCAAAACGTCCGAACTCATTTATGATGAAGAAGCCGGGATGATTGAAGAAATTCCCGCGCTGCTATTCAATGGAAAATCGCGTCGGTTTACATTGAACAAAAACTTGTCTGTAGTTAATAAGAAAAGTCAACGTAAAACGAAGAAACAGATTGGTGACAAAAAATAAACCCGATATATTGACAATTTAAATAAAAATTGAATATAACAATAACTATTTATTATATTCAAGTAATGAACATGGATGAGTCAGAGATATCTATAGAGACGCAAGAAGATAAAGTGGATTTAATTGAGTCAATTAAAAACGTTGTTGTTGATATTGTCAATAATTTAGACAATTTACAATACCATGACTATAAGTTTGAAGAAAATTTTAAGGCGGAAGCTTACCAGTCGTTTCAAAACATAAATTATGAAGAATTTGACAAACATTATCACGAAGTTATTGATTCGTTGACAGGAAAGGGGCAGCATGTTTGGAGGTCCCATAAATCGGAATTGCATAAGTTTGATTATTTTGAAAGTAAACATGAAGCTCAAATTGAACACCTAAAACAATGTCCACAACCGGAGCAACGAACAAAAGAATGGCATACATTTCGCAATGAGCACTTGACTGGAAGTAATTTGTGGAAAATATTTGGCACAGAATCAACGCGAAATCAGTTGTATTACGAAAAAATAAGTGCTCATCAACTGCCAGTAAACGAAAATGCTGAAGCGCGACCAAATCTGAACGATCAAATGCCGATGAACTGGGGGCATAAATATGAACCACTATCAGTTCTCTTGTACGAATACTATAATGACGTGAAAGTGGAAGAATTTGGTTGTATAGAGCACTCTACAATTCCTTGCCTGGCAGCATCGCCAGATGGTATTGTCACATCAAAAAGAAACAATGGAAGAATGATTGAGATCAAGAACCCGACGACTCGCGAAATAACACAAACACCTAAAATGGATTACTATGTTCAAATGCAACTACAAATGGAAGTATGTCAGCTGGATAGTTGCGACTTTGTCGAGACGAAATTCAAAGAATACGAGTCTTATAGTGAATATAAAAAGGACAATTATAAAGTAGAAAAGGGTATGATTATCGTATTAATAAAAGACAACGTTGAATTGGTTTATGAATATATGCCATTGTTCAATAATTCGGAAGAATTTATGGAAGAATTTACGGAGAGCGTCTACAAAAAATATGGATTTGAAGATGCTAAACTACAACATAATGGATACAAATGGTTTAAGAATATTTACTGGAAATTGGACATATTCTCTTGTGTCTATGTTCCGCGAAACAAGAAGTGGTTTGCAAGTGCCTTACCAAAAATTCGGGAGTTTTGGGAGAAGGTGATTGAAGAGCGTAAAGTTCCTGAATCGTATCTCAAATACAAGGCAAAAACGCGAGCTTCAAATAAACCCAAAGAGCAAAAAGAAACAGAAGTTATTGTTTTAGGTTAAATGGTAAAAATAATTAAACACAAAACAATTTTAATAATAAATGAGATTGAAATTGTTCAACTTGTCTTTTTTATTTAATTCTGCGATGAATAGAAAATGTCATTTAAATATGAAATGTACGTTGCATAAAGATTCCTTTATAGGTTCGTGGGCAATATATGAAAAAGACAAAAGAGATGTTATACATTTACAACCTCATGGGGCTGTATATAAAACGATTGATATAAATCCAACAGCGTATTCAGAATATGTTGGTGGGTGGGAGATAATGGAGAAAACAGACGAGTTTTATTTTAATATAAAAGACAAAAATTATTATGGAAAAGTAATCAATAACACCCTGAAAATCAACGGAACCGTTTGCGAAGGTAAAAAAGCACCTTGTTATCTTAGCAATTTTACAATTGTTCCGTTATTTGAACAATTTCACAACATTACAATTATAAATAATACAGATGTTGATAAGTTTGTCTATTTGACACAAGAAAATGTAACTGGTACTTGGATGATAGAGAATACACACACAAATCAAATAAATATTGTAGAATTGTTCAATAATAAAACATGGACCAGTGTTTATAGCAATAAAGATATATTGCGCGGTAAATGGAATTTGTATAACGACACTAATAAGATCAATACGAATATAGTATCAAATTTGTTTGGGAGAAATATTTGGTTATCAATTGTTCCCAAAAACTTTCATTGTTATTCTGAGAACGATATCATGTTTTTAGGTAAAATTACACAACTTGGTAAGGTTGACGATAGTTACCAGATTCCAATTTCTTCTAGAATAAACGGCTCGGTTGTCTACTGTTTTGAGATGGACCCCGAAATAAGCGAGAATTTTTATATGAAAAGATGGTTTAAAGGCTCTTGAGGAAGTTATGGCTACATTATAAATGAATACTATTTCACTATGCGGACTAGTCCCGTATGTTGTTTTGTCATTTTACTACAACTCGCACGGAATGTTCATTATTGCTGTGAACGGTTTTTTATTTCATAGTTTCCCAAATAGTAATTCACTATATTTTTTAGATTTTACAACAAATTCGTTCTTTTTTATATATTCTGGATTAAAATTCTTTTTTGTGTTTAAATACGCATCATTTGTTCTATTTGTCTTTTTATTGAACAATCGCCTCTTGAAAAAATATAAAATATTATGCGAAATAGTTCATGTTGTTTTTGTCCAGTGGGTTGGATTATATGCAATTACTCATTCATACCACCACGATAAATGCTTTCCGATATTATTTTTATGCTAACCCGAACCCGAATATTTTTTCAACATAAGAGATAAAATTGATTTAAACTCATCTTGATTATAACATGAATACCCAGAAAATATGGCTGACGACGATATTGAAATGTACGTCATCAAGCGCAATGGTTCGCAAGAGAAACTGTCGTTCAAGAAAATTCTAGAACGTACGAAGAAAATTGGTGAAAAATTTGAAAATAACATTAACCATTCACAACTTGTGAATAAGATTATTGACCAGCTACATAATCATATTCACACTTCTGAGATTGACGAGTTGCTTTGTCAAGTATGTGCCTCGCTTGCGTCAACGGACTATGAATATCACAATCTAGCCAGCCATTTGTGTATTTCGAATCATCAAAAAGAAACAAATGATGATTTTACCGAGAATTACACTAAAATCTATAACAATGATGGCGGATATTTGAGTTCTGAGTTTATGCGTATTATTGAGAAACATGGCGAACATTTCAAAACATTTGTAAACAACGAGAATGATTATTTGATTGACTATTTTGGGTTTAAAACGCTGGAGCGTGCGTATTTGATGAAGTTTGATGGAAAGATTTATGAGCGCATTCAGCATCTTTGGTTGCGTGTAGCAATTCAAATTCATGGCGAAGATTTAGAAAAAGTAGAAGAAAGTTACCACGGTCTTTCAAACAAACTATTTATTCATGCGACGCCAACTCTATTCAACTCTGGAACAACCCGCCCCCAGTTGAGTTCGTGTTATCTGATTGGAATGGAAAATGATTCAATTGATGGCATTTTCAATACGTTACATGATTGTGCGTCTATCAGCAAATGGGCTGGTGGTATTGGGTTGCATATTCATGATGTTCGCGCAAAAGGTTCCAAAATCGTAGGAACAAATGGTTCATCAAATGGATTGGTACCAATGCTGAAGGTTTTCAATAACACGGCGCGCTATGTTGATCAATGCGTAGTTCCAGAAACTTATATTTATACGATGAACGGTCCGAAGGAGATTCAATATTTGGAAACCGGTGTTGACCATATTTACAATGAAAAAGGTGGTCTTGAAGTTGTGGGCAATGTTTTGGAGCATGCTTACAGTGGTGATATTTTGAGCATTTCAACAATGCACTCTATTGAGCCAATGAAAATCACAGGAGAACATCCGGTTTTGTCAGTGTTGAATCAACCAAAGGGAACTTCGTTTAAGGTAATTAAGAATAGGCTTTCTAAAAATTTGGCGCACATTGAGTACAACGAAGCAAATAAGTTGAATGAAGATTCTATTATTGCTTACAGCATTCCACAACACAGTGTAGATGTTGAACACATTACGCAAGACGACTGTTATGCTTATGGACTCATGCTGGGAGATGGATTCTTGAGTAATTCGAATCGTCAGTGTTCAATTACATTTGGAACCCATACAAAGTCAGAGCAAATTGAATTCTTTAAACGGTATTTGGACCATAAGCTTATTCGTTATACCATCAGTGATAATGGAAATGAAAATGGCAACACAACAAAGATTATTTGGACCCGCGGTGTTGATTTCCCATTCAAGTATGGCGATCTATACAACTTTGATAAAGAAAAGAGTACTTGTACGCGAATGATTAACTTACCTACAAATAAGGTTAAATATATTGTGAAGGGACTTTTGATGAGTGATGGATGTTTGCACAAAGAAGTCGTATTTGACAGCACTTCGCGCGTTCTGATTGAGCAAATGCGATTCATGCTCATGAAAATGGAAACATTGTCATCTGGGTACATTCGCGATAGGCGAGGAGAGACCCATGAAATTCGTCACGGAGAATTTATTACAACTAAAAAGATCTCTTATGTTTTAAGAGTGCCAAAAACAAAGGGTATTTGCGAGTTGTTGAACATAGAAGAACCAAAAGATTCTTTCGTCAAGTTCTTGAAATATGAAAAATATTTATTTACCCGCATCAAATCAATTGAAACTGAGACATACAACGGCGTGTTGTATGATCTTCAAATGAAAGAGGAACATAACTATATGATTCACAATGGTATTGTCCACAATGGTGGTGGAAAGAGAAGTGGAAGTTTTGCCATGTATTTGGAGCCATGGCATGCGGACATTGAAGATTTTCTTGAATTGCGAAAAAATCATGGAGATGAAGAAATGCGTGCTCGCGATCTCTTCTATGCGCTATGGATTCCTGATTTGTTCATGAAAATGGTAGAGAATGACGATTATTGGTATTTGATGTGTCCAAATAAGTGCAAAGGACTATCTGATTGTTATGGTGAAGAATTCGACGAAAAATATATGAACTATGTTAAAGAGGAGAAATATGAAAGAAAAATGAAAGCGCGTGAGCTATGGTTTCAGATTTTGGACAGCCAAATGGAAACAGGTACTCCATATATGTTGTACAAAGATGCTTCAAACATGAAATCGAATCAAAAGAATCTTGGTGTAATCAAATCCTCAAATTTGTGTACGGAGATTATTGAATACAGCGACAAGGACGAAACCGCGGTTTGTAATTTGGCATCCATTAGTCTGAGTTCCATGGTAGACGAGAAAACAAAAGAATTTGATTATGAAAAATTGGAAAAGGCGACAAGTATTGTTACCGAGAATCTGAATAAAATCATTGATGTGAACTTTTATCCGACAGTGAAAACAAAACGTAGTAACTTTAACCATCGTCCAATTGGCATTGGCGTTCAGGGTCTAGCAGATGCGTTTGCTAAGATGGACGTTGATTTTGACAGCGATGAGGCTCAAAAAGTGAATAAAAATATATTTGAAACGATTTACTATTCTTCGTTGAAAAAGAGCAACGAATTGTCTCGCTCCAGAAATGCGAGTGTTTTGATTCTACAACAAGAGTTTATGTTTGATTTGTTCAAAAATATCCCTGGATATTTTGAATGGTTCGTAGAAATATTCCGTCATAACTATTATGATCCAGATTTTAAATATTTTAGTTGTGGCAATCCTGATATTGAAGAGCATGTAACAGAAAACTATCATTCGGCAAAGTCATGTATTCGCGAAGTATTTGGCGCAGATTATTATTATGTTATCGACAAATACATCAAATCTCAAGAAGAAAAATATGGTACGAACGTTAACAAATATGAAGATATGGACCCATCCATGAAAGACAAACTTGTTCAAAATATGCATAATGGAGCATACTCCACATTTGCCGGTTCGCCATTGAGTGAAGGTAAGTTCCAATTTGATTTGTGGGGAGTAGAACCAAGCGACACATATGATTGGGACGGATTGCGAAAAGAAATTGTTAAGTTTGGTGTAAGGAATTCCTTATGTGTCGCGCCAATGCCAACTGCATCAACCGCACAGATTTTGGCAAATAATGAGTGTTTTGAACCATTTACAAGCAATATTTACTCAAGACGAACATTGGCGGGTGAGTTTGTCGTGATTAATAAATATTTGATGAAGGAGTTAAAGGACGCCGGATTGTGGAGCGTTGACATGAAAAACGAAATCATTGAACAAAAGGGTTCCATTCAGAAAATAAATTCTATTCCACAGAAGATTAAAAACAAGTACAAGATTGTGTGGGATATGTCAATGAAGCGTTTGATTGATATGGCAAAAGAACGAGGTGCTTTCATTTGTCAGAGTCAATCAATGAATCTCTGGGTAGAAGACCCAAATTATAAAAATCTCACATCTATGCACTTTTATGCCTGGAATTCAGGATTAAAAACAGGGATTTATTATTTGAGACGCAAGGCAAAGCACCAAGCACAACAGTTTACAATTGAACCGACAAAACAAATGTCAACAAATTTGAGCAGTGAAAATATTTCGCACACTCAACAAGAAGATGAAGTGTGTGAAATGTGTTCTGCGTAAAGCGTAAATGATTACTTCCAAAAATTAATGTAAAAATAGACAGAAGATAAAAAT